AACATTTTAGCGGACATAGTACCGTTTTTGATTTTTTCCTCTCTGTTTTTAAGGACTTCGTTATATTTATTAACCATAGTAATAGCTTGGTTGGTACCTGCCATTAAATTATTTATACCTTGCGTGTATTGTTTTCTACTCATATTACCAGCATCCACAGAACGTTTAAGCATTAATTGGTAATTAGACGCATTGTTTGCAAAGTCTAACATATAATTGTGAAGTTCTTCAGTTTGACCGTTTGGAGCAGTTTGTAGTAATGTAGCTAAATCACTGTCGGCTTTGTCTAACGCAGCTTGTCTTTCTTCTCTTAATGTTACTTCATCTTGGAGCATATTAGTAAACTTACGAGCGACCCCGCTCCAGTCTACTCCTTCTGCTACTTCTCTCTGTGCATATCCGTAATAAGTTTTTGCCATATTAATTAAATTTTATGCAAACATACCATCTGTAAATCCTACTGCTCCTAATGATGTCGACTGGTCTACTATGTCTTGACCATCCATAACTCCTCTGGCTTGTTGCTTTAAATATCTTTCAAATTCTTTTACTCCTTGTGGGCCTAGTTGCTTTAGTAATGCTTCTTGCATTGCTGCATTACCTGTAACTTGAGATTGATTTGTGTCAGGGTTTATAGCAGGTCTGTCTGCTATTGCCAATGTGCTTGTAAAATCAGCGTCTCCAAATCCTAGTTTTTTTCCTGCTTCAGTTTGAGAAAAACCTTGCAAATTAGAAGCTAAATCGCCTGGAGCATCCTTTCTTCTAAATATTCCCTCTTTACCATCAAACCTTGAGCCTATTTCTGCAAAATCTCCACCTTTTGCTGCTTTTACCTGACCTAGTGCATCACCAAATGTTAAGCCTGCTTGAGCTGTATCTAAAGCTCCTTGCACCGCTGCCGCTTGATATTGTCCCGCTTGCTGCTCTGCTCTACCTGCTGCGGCTTGTGCACCAGCAATTTCTTCTAAATCTAACTGTACATTTACGTCACGTAATCTGGAATCTTCTTTAGCTATCATAGTATCTAGAGCTTTTTGTTCTTTACTCATAGCTACTCTTTGTTTTGCTTGTGCTTGATTTTGTGCTGCTAAAACTCTACCAGCAACAGCTGCTGCACCTCTTTCGCTTTCAGCACCTGCCGCAGTTGCTTGTGCTCCCGCAGACAGCAATGCTTCTCTTTCGAGTTCGTATGCTTCTTTGTTAATAGCTAGGTTTTCATAAAAATTTACATTTAATCTTTCTCTAGCTTTTTTCATAGCGTTAGCTGCGTCATATTCAGCATCTGCTTGAGCTCTTCTAGACCTAGCTGCTGCTGAGAAATTCATTGCCATACCAGTGGCTGACAAAACTAAACCGACTCCTGCAATAATTGCTGTTGCTGCTCCTGCCATATTTTTTTTATTTCTTTTATAACCTTTTTTGGAAGGTCGTTATAATCATTTGTGTAAACATCCGCTTCTGCTTCTAAAAAACTTTTAGCGTTTGTCTTGTACACCCCACATATAATTGTGTCTTCGTGTACATAAAAAACTCTTTGTGCTCCCACTTGAGTAAAAATTTTATGAGGTGCTTTCACTACCCTCACTACACCTTTATCATCTAAATAAGAAAACACTCCTTTCAAAACAAATGTAGGGTGGCTTTGTTTATGTATCATACTCACAACAACACTACCCTTTGGCATAAAAAGTTCCCTTGTATATATACCACCTTCCAGATGCTGCTTCAAAGGAAGATTGTTTTTCAATTCATCACTTTGTTCAGTACCAGATTCGTGATTCATACACCCTTCAAGAGTGTTTAACCGTTGCTGAAATGTTTTTATTTTATCCCACATAACTCCAGTGAGTTGAGGAATGCCTCCTAAAACTTGTTCAGCTATCAAAGTTTCTTTATTACTCATCTAAATAATTATCACAAAGATACTAATTTTAAGGGAAACTTTTCATAACGTCCGAATCAACTGCAAAGAGCTCTACTGATGAAGTGTTTTCGTTTGTAAGTATAAATTCAGCGTAATGTCCTAAAATACCGTGAGACTCAGCTATAGGGTTTTTAATGTACATTATATATGCTTCTATACCAGATGCGGGTAGAGCAGTAGTGCCTCCACCAGTATTATTTATTTGTATAAAATTGTTACCAAAATCTACTTGTAAAATTTCACCGCCTCCTATAGGGGTGTTAGTTCCAGTAAACGGTGCAACAGCGTAGTATAAAAAGTCGCCTTGATTTATCATAGAATCAAGAGCTATATCTGTTGGAAATGTTAAGACACAGTTGTTAGTTCCTACTCCTGTTCTGATTCTTTGCACTCCAATACCTTGAACTGAACGTAAAGGAAAATCTCCTGATAAAGGATTGGCTTCATTGTTTCTTAAAAAAGCAAACCATTCACCTTCTTTTTGCACAAAGAAATTATCTTGTCCAGCATTAGTGTTACCACTAATAAAACCTGTCGTCTGTATATCTGAAGTCATTGTTACAGACCAAGCATCATCTGATTGAATTCCAATAGTTTTAAAAACTTTGTTTTCTAATGGAGCTTCATTAAAAACAGATTTCATTATAGAAGGCCCAAACACACCGTAATAAGTATTTCTATTTGATGCATTTGAATTGTGTCTATACAATCTACCATTTTTAAAAGTATATAAAAACCCATTCATACCAACTATTTTTTCTGGTATAAAAGTATAGAAAGATGGCCAACCAGTTACTGATTCGCTATATGTTACGGTTTGGGCACTAAATGTTACTGACATAATTTTAATTTTTAAATTTTAAGGTGCACAGCTAGTGTTTGCGGCTATTACCATACTATCATCACTTAACTGTATTGCAGTAAAATTACCTGGAGCACCACCTTGGTCTATTCTAATCCAACCACCTGCACTGTATAATCTGTTAGCATAGCCAGGTGAAGTAGGGTCAGTGTTAACTGCTAAATCTCCATTTGCATTTGCGTATATCTGTGTGTTTACACCTATATCATCATTCGGTCTTATATATATGTTAATTGTTTTTGAATCTAAACACGCTGCTGTATCTGTACTTCTTGTGATAGAACTTGCAGGGTGTGCTGTAAAATTAGTAGGACAGCTTACTCTATAATTTTTTTGTAAAGATTCACTGTGGCTTATCAAATTAAATACAGTTATTTTTAATTCATTTACCGTTGAACCAGGTTTTGGAACTACTAATCTACATTCGTTAGGGTTTGCATTTGTAAGTCTTATTGAACCAGGGCCTACTGTCACGTAGTCTGTATCTCCTGGAATATCTACAAATTGGTACGTATTAGTTAATTCAGCTACTTGATATGTACCAGCTATAGGTAATGTTCCATATCCTGTTTGACCTAAATATACTGGAGTGTTAATACTGTTTGGATATAATTCTCCGTGTTGTATAGAATACCATTTGTTATAGGTTACTCCATTGTATT